ATGGTGGATGGGCAGATTCTATAACGAAGGTGACATAAAAAATCATTACAACAAACACTGCACCGGTAAAAGGTCTCGTCCGCGTATTCTATATCCAGGTTCAGGTGCTCATTTCGATGTAGAGAATAGAACTAATCAGAATGATGACTTTGCTCACGTACGCGACGTGATCTCCAAGACTGTCGACAAGTATCAGTGGGTGTTCTTAGGCGGTTTTCCTCTACCATTAGGTAATCTAGTCAAACAAGGTAAGATAGAGTTTCACCCGTGGAGAAGATTATACGAGTATCCGAAGTCTATTGCCGACCTAAATTGCAATATCATGGTTGCACCTCTTCAGAACAACACCTTTAACAAGGCTAAAAGTGATCTGAAGTATATAGAGGCGGGGTGTTACGGTATGCCTGCTGTATGTCAGGATATCGACACGTATAAGAACGCGCCGATAAGATTCACGACTGGGGACGAGATGATTAGTCAAATTGATAAACTTGTAAAGACGCCGTCTTATTACATGCATCAAAGCAAGCACGCTCGTCAGGTTGCAGAAGATAGATTCCTCGAAAAAGATAAGAACATTGATTGTTACCTAGAGTTGTACCTGCATCCGTTTGGCAGTGATAAGAGAGTTAATCTAAGGCGGTATAACGCTTGATAAACACTGTGTAATCGTCTATACTGCATTGCATGTATAGAAATGCAGTATATCTCCCTAACGAACAATTAGTAAGGGTTTATACCTGGGACGATGAAGGTAATCGTACTTCATACGATAGTACCTATGAACCTTATATTTGTTTAGAGACTGGTAGTAATCCCACCCTCAGGAGTATCTATGACACCGGGCTCAAAAAGGTATCATTTAGAAACCACTACGATAGAAACAAATACATAAAGCATAGTGGTGTAACGAGACTGTTCGAGAATCTACCTGCAACACAGCAATTCTTAGTCGATACATACTGGAAGGATACTGAATCTGCTGAGACTACTAAACATCCTATCAAGGTACTGTTTTTGGATATTGAGACGTACTCTCCTGATAGTTTCCCGGTTCCTGACGAAGCATCTCACACTGTAAACGTTATTACAGTGTATGATACTCTGAGTAACAAATTTACAACATGGGGATTAGGAAATAGCTACACACCCGAACGAAAAAAATCTACTTACATTAAGTGTGAGAGTGAAACTGAGCTTTTAGAAAAGTTTATAGCTCATTTCCAGAATGATTTTCCTGATATATTATCAGGCTGGAACTGTGAAGGATTCGATATTCCATATCTTGTTAATCGTATTAATAATGTTCTTGGCGAGAATCATGCCAATCGGTTATCGCCGGTTGGTCGTGTGTACTTTAGAACAATATTAGGTAAGTTTGGTAAGGAGCAAAAGCGTTATCATATAGACGGCGTTGCATGTATTGATTACCTAGACATCTATAAACGTTTTTGTATGAATATGCGCGAGAGTTACAAGCTCGATGCTATCGGTGAAATAGAGTTAGGTGAGAGTAAGGTAGATTATGGAGATCAAACAATCGCACAACTAGCTGACTCCAATTGGAGTACGTTTATTGAATACAATATTCAGGACGTTAATCTGCTTGTTAGACTTGAGCAAAAACTCAGATATCTTGAACTACTCAGAATGCTGGCTTACGCAGGTTGCACGACGTTTGAGTCTGCATTAGGTTCGCTATCTATTATTACAGGTCTATGTGCAGTTAAGGCTCGCCATAAAGACTTACGTATCCCAACATTTATACGGGATACTAGTGGTACTAAGAACGAAGGTGCATATGTAGGTGAGCCTCAGAAGGGATTTCAAGAGCATATAATATCTTTTGACGCTAATAGCTTGTATCCAAACGTGATGATTTCACTCAATCTCTCACCTGAAACAAAGATAGGTAAGATTATCAGTAAGTCTGAAAAAGAGATAGTTGTTAAGCATGTTAATGGTGAGACGTTTAGACTTGAGCCTCTGAAATTCTTAAAGTTTATAGAAAAGGAAGAGATATCTATATCTAAGGCACAAGTTCTCTTCTCACAGAAAAAGAAAGGCATTGTACCTGAGATTGTAGATGCTTACTATCAAAAGCGTGTAGAAATTAAACAAGATCTTAAGAAGGCTAAACAGGATCAGCACAAGCTATCTAAAAACTCTGAAGAATATAAGAAGCTTCAGACAGAAATCGACTATCTAAACATTAGACAGTTCACAATTAAGATTCTAATTAACTCAGTGTATGGTTACTTCGGCAACAAGCAGGCATCTCTAGGTGATGATGATATTGCGAGGTCTATTACTCTAACTGGGCAGGCGGTTATTAAGCAATCAAATGAGTTATTGATTGATTTCGTCAAGAGTCGCGGTA